GTTAATATTAGCATTGTCCCATTCTGTTTCACAACCTCTTCTTATCTCTTTATTCAAAGAAGAGTACATAGATTTTAATATATTCCCTGCTTTTGTTTCAAGTCCATAATCGGCAAAAGTAAATGGAACATCGTCTTTTAATTTCACATTTTTACATAGATCTGCTATTTGAAGTATATTTTGACGGTATATCTTTCGGATATTGGCAGTATACCCCTCTGTCCGAGAAAATAATTCCTTACCCCATTTTTCAGTATCTACGTATTTTTTAGTCATCCTTTTGATTTATCGGTGCCATTTTTGTCCTTCAACTAAAGAATCAAAAACTTCTTTTGTTACTTCAATTTCTTCGACACGTCTACAGTCAGATAAATATATAAAATAACGATCAGGCGTGTATCTCATTGCTTCTCTTCTCAAAAAACGATCGTACTTGGCAATAGCGTGTGTTTCGTAATGTCGTTTTTCAACGACATACCCTTCCCTTACTGTATGTGAGCAAAACAACAGGATAAGAAGAAGGGACAAAGCACCTATTAATATTATAATCCCTGCTTCCATTATTCTGCCCCCCCGAATACATCTGTCTTATTAATTTTTAGTTGCTGAGCCAGTGACGCTGCTTGTTCTTTTTTTATCCGTTCCATTTCCAGTTGGCTGTTCCTGATAAGATAAGATTTCTCAATAGCTGTTTGCAAAGACATTGCACCAGCCTGGTATTGTTTTAAGACATCGGCAAGCTCATCAGAGACATCTTCTCCAAAAGGCTGCTGGAACTCATGAGATAACTGCAATTCTTCGTATTTAGCCTTGTTTTTGTAGTCTATAACGTTGCCTAAAATTGTAAGCATAAGGTTAGAAACACGATTCATATACCCATCATGCTGTTCTTTTCGTTTGTCTGCTTTTATTTCAGCAAGCAGGAATATCTTTTGAATCGCTTTCGCTGAAACGTTACCAAGGCCCTTAAGCGTTTCCATATCAATATTGGGCGTAAATGTCTTTGATAGAATATGTTTATCAAGGCGGGAATATTCGTTTTTCTTGCTCTCGCTTGCATCGTCCCAGGTTAAATATTTCAGGCTTCCTCCGTTCTTTACAACATACATCTTTGCTTCCTCTTCCTGTTTAGGAAGACTGTTAAGAATTTCAGCATCCGCAACAAGGGCCGGATTTGAAAATCTATCATTAACGTCAGCATCAACGCTTTCCATAGTCTCAATTCTGTCAATCATCGGTTCGGCTCCGTGATATTCTACTTCTTGTTCCATAAGAAGGACAGGAATTTTGCCCACCTCATTTTGCATTATTGTAACATCCCAGCCCATACTTTGGCGTACACACATATATATGTTATTATCCGTGTACACATTAACATGGTAGACTGATTTATGCCCAGCGTCTGTAAGAGAATAACCCCAGGCAAAAGCAACAAGCCTTTTGTATTGGTCCTTAATGAAATATATATCATCGTCATTGGATTTACTAAGAACATTAAGCCTTAAGTCAGCTACACCTTTTTTATTCCTATAACAGTGGAAAAGAATAGCACTGGTTCCTTCTGCCCCCGCACATCTTTTTGCCTCTCTTACAGCTGAATCAAAACGGATCCTTTCCATGCAACTTTTGAAACTCTCAAAGGCATCGTCTGTCCCTTCACTTTTCTGAATCCATTTTACCGGTCTTCCATAAAGGAAAACCAGAGCAACCTCGTTGATGTATGCCTGGTAAGGAATAGGTATTTTCCATCTTTTCTGCCACCGTAGGAAGTTCCCTTTTTTATCGAATATCGCTTTTGGCTTACGGGTGGATATCTTATGCTGACTTACATCATATTCTTTCAGATTTTTGTCTGCCCTCCCGCCTGTATATTGCATATAAGCCAGCGCACGGGTCACATCCTTAGCGGCCAGCAATTCCGTGAAGTTTTGCTGATATCCAACAGCCGCTTTCACTTTGTTTTGAAAAACATTAAATATTCCCATCTTTCTTTTTTTAGTTTAAATAAGTCCTGAAAATCGTCGTTCTAAATCATCTGGTATGTCAATTTCATCATTAATAAGATAATCTATGGCATAATCTGTAACATCCACATATTCGTCATGTGCCGCTGCTGGGAACTGAGTTACTTGGTGTATATAAGAATCATTCCATGATCCATCGACCAGACAAACTCTTCCACATTCTATTTTTGCTGAATTGGCATTAGCTCTTGTTTCTTTACTGTCTGTAGGCGTTGGTGTTTCCGTTACATTAAGATTTGTTTCTTTTCTTAACTGCTGTATAACACTTATTCCATTTGCCTTAGGTTCTATTCTCAATGTGCTTTTATTGGTGTAACCATGCCCATGTACATATTCTGGCAGGAATTTTATAAGAGCAGGAAAATCTTTATATACACTCATTGCGTCAACGATGTACATATAATTATCTATTCGGCATGCACCGATAATTCCAGATGGATCATTATCAGATCCCTTCTGTTTTTCTTTATATGCTGTGTCTAAGAAGAAATGTATTGGAGTATCTTTAGGTTTAATAGCACGAAAACTATCAGGTGTAATATGCCGGAACCATTCCTTATGCCAAATATTCCCTCCTTCGATAGACGGATGCTGTTGAAATAAAGCAGCAAATGTTCTTGCCGATCTTCTTTCCATTGCACGTAATCTCTCCAGACTGTGTCTGTCTTCCCATAATGCCTCACCAATAATCCGTGGATCCTCAGGATTGCTATCATCTTCCTTTATGGCAGGTAAGCAAACAACTTCCCACTCTTCACCTTCTGTTTTAAGGATCCTTCCAGCAAGATCATCATCATGCCAACGGGTCATAATTAATAACTGCTTGGATTCATTATGTAACCTGGTCAATAACACATCTGTGTACCAATCCCAAACACGTTTCCTATACGTTTCCGAATAAGCTTCTATTTTATCCTTTACGGGGTCATCAATAATGGCAAGATCTACAGGAGTTCCCGTCAAACCTCCGGTAACACCCACGGCCTTATAAAAACCGTTTTCTAAAGTATCAAAATAATCAACATTGCGGATCAAACCACCTCCGCCTCTTTTCGGCAGCTTTGTCTCAGGAAAGAGATCCTGATATTCTGGACTATCTATCGTAAGTTGTATTGACCTTGAAAAGCTTTCTGCCAAGTCAGAAGAGTAGGAACAACCAACAATTTTACATGTAGGATCATTGCCTAATACCCAGGCAGGAAAACGCCTGGAAACAATTTCTGATTTTCCATGTTGCGGGGGCAAAAACACCATCAGTTTTTTTATTTTTCCTTCATAAAGCTGCTGGCATTTATCCGATATTAATGTATGAAACCATTGACGCTGATAAGATGGCATTATATAGTTAAGAAACAAAGATAAATGGTCCCTTGCCTCGTTTCTATACAATTGCTTCGTGAGTTGCAATCTCCTTATTAATAGTTCAGTCGTATTCATTTTTTTAATTCATTATCTACTCTATCTATTTCAGATCTTAGCTGTTCATTTGTCATTTCATCCGTCTTCTGAGGAGTGGAAATGTCAGCCTCTATGGCCTGCGTTGCTTTCCCAAACAGTCTGTCAAAAATTCCGTCTATTGTTGTTGTCCTACCATATCGTACATCTGTGTTTATTGCAGAAATTATATTCAGGATCCAGATCGGAGTATCTTTATTTGCATGCCCATTTATATCTTTTAGCAAGCTTTTTAATTCATTAGGAGTACGTTCCATTATGTACTGTATAACGTTATAATAATCCTCCTTGCTCAACTCATGGTCTACTTTTATTCCTGTTTGCTTTTTTAATCTTTTATACAAAGATGGCTTCCGGCCATTCTTTTTTGGCTGATTGTAAGAACTGAATCTATTGCCGATCTTATTTCCTTTCTTAAATTGTGCCATACGCTGTTTTTTCGTTGTTATGGTGCGTTACAGTAACACACATATAGACTGCAAAAAGATCAGGTAATTTTTGTCCGCCTGATCTACTTGTGATTAATTACTTCTGTTCCTGATACTTATCCCAAAACCATTTAATCATATTACTTCCTATTTCATCATAAGCGTCAAGGTCTTCAAGTAGTTTCTCAGCCTTGTCTATAACGCCCATGAGTACTTTTTGTTGTTCAGGAGTAGCAGAAAAATGAGTAATTTCTCCATTAAGTTGTTGCTTAATAACTTCTTCTTCCTTGTTTGATAATTCTATTTTTTCTATTTTCATAGTTTGTATCGTTTTACAATTGTTTTTAATGCCTTTGTGTATTTATCTGCTTTCCCATGGACTGCTTTTGTAGCCGTTTCCGCAAAAAATTCAGATACGTTAGTCTTTGCATATTTCCCGTAACCTTTCTTGCTCTTGTCTTTCATCCATTTTTTGTACAACGAATTTACGCTTTTACTCGCAGCTTTCGCTTTCGGAGAAGTAAGATGTTCATTCCATGTTGCATGAGCCAATTCGTGTGTGACAATATGCGCACCTGGTTTGTTAGTTTTTGTGGACCATCCGGATTTATAACCTTCGGAAGCCCATTTTGCTACACTTTGTGTTGTCGTATTGTTCCCGTTAAAAATCTTCTTATTTATCACAACCAGAGAAGACTTTCCTTCCTTTGTTACATGCATTCCTCCAACTCCACGATCAAGGGTAGCAAGTTTTACGTTTTGCTGTCGTACTCCCATTACAGAATGATATCTATCAATGGCACCCTTAACGCCTTTATACACATATTTGTTTTTAATCGTATTAAGGCTGTATAGCTTTCCCACGTGACCTTTGTAATCACTGTCTCCACTTTTTAGGCCTCCGTTTTTTGGAATACTATTCCCTCCTGCGTTTCTTCCCATTATTCCTTCTTTTTAGAATTAATAAAATCAGTTACATATAAAAGGGAATTATCCTGACAGAATTTTTTAATTTCATCCCCTCCACCATAAACGGCAAGATTAGGGTTCTTAAGCCCGCTTATTTCTTGTGCCACTTTAAGGTCGCTTTTAAGACTTTCCATCCAACCATCTAAGCCTCTTGTAAAAAAAGCATTATAGCCTTCCGGAATACCCATCTTATTATATTCCACAAATTTTTGGGATACGTTAAGATCAGCATAAACCTTAACACCGCATTCTTGCATGTATCTTGCTAAAAAGCGTTTTTTGTAAATTAACTGTAAGCCCCAGGCAATAGGAGTTTGGTCATGTAAACTACAATTAGGCTCTACGATAGCTTTACACCCGCTTGTTAAAAGATTGATAGGATCTTTAAATAAAGCTTCAAAACGGTAATCATCAACATAGAAATGATATGTTGCGACATCTTTTCTAAGGCGCGAATTAGCCCCCCACGGAGATAAAGGAAGTTCTAAATGCCCTGCTTGTTTTTCTAAAAGCAAATTAGGTATGTCAAACTTATTATTGCTTTCATATAGTACATCTTTCCACATACTACGATAAAAGGCCTCTTTTTCATCTGTCACCTCTTCATCTTCATCATCATCCTCTTCATCTTCGTTTTCCTCTACTGCTTCATCTTTCGGTTCATCTAAGGAAATTCCCATAAAATCGAAATCAACATCGGCAAATGGATCCTTCCTTAGTTTTTTATTATCCCAGTCTCCATTATTTATGTTATCACGCAAAATAATTTCGTTTTCATCTACTTCCGTTAGTCCTGTATATAGGATAGTAGGAACTTCTTCTATTCCAAGTTCTCGGCATGCTTTTAGACGCTGATTGCCTGCCAGAATAACCAGTTTCCCGGTACGATCTGACAGGGCAATAGGTCTATGAATCCAGAAACCATTTATCTTAATAGAATCTAATAGCCTTTGGAAATCAGCTTTCGCTATTTTCCGTGGGTTACATTCAAGTAAGAATAAATCTGAAACCTTTCTAAACTCTATATTTTTCTTATTTTCCATTTATTAACAAATATATAAAAATGCGTTGTAATAACACACGTAAATATAAAAATATTATTGGAAACATTTAAAAACCAAAGACTAAACCAGCAGCATCCCTCCCATGTTCATTTGTTCTTCCTTTCCACCCCGTATACATTTTAAATGCATCAGCACTTAATTTTGTTACATTATTTTTAGGAGCTACCATCTCATAATTAACATTCAAATCCTTTAGATAATCATCCCATACGCTTGCGTCTCTTTTCACAGAACCAACTCCCTGTAATTTTTGTCTTTCAATTTCCCTTGTCATCCGTTTTCCGAACCAGGTTCTTTGTCGTGGATCTTCTACTCTTATTTTTAGCTCTGTTTTTCCATGCAACATGTGCTCAGCATCAACTCGTGACATAGCTTCATGAATTTTCAAGCAGCATACAGTAATTAGCTTCTTCTTTTTTGTGTCATACTTAGCATAGCCTGTATGAACGCCTGTGTCAATTCCTATTAGTATCATCCTTTTCTTTTTTAATAATATTAGGAAGCTGGTATAATATCACCTCTTTATCATCATTCATTTCTTCACGTGATGGGAACATCTGAGACATAAGAAAAGCATCAGGAGCGAATTTCTCCCTGATTGCCTTAATCATTGGCAACCCTATGGTATGCTCGGAATGTATAGAAATACTCCATAATTTGCTTTTGTGTACTTTTACTTTAACCACTGCACAGCTGAAAAGGAAAAGACCTTCCCTGTATTCTCCATACTTATCTTTTACTATTGGATCACTTTTGGCTGAATTAACTAACTTATCCCAAAATGCGCCTTTGATGTTCTTTTTCACCCAACAGGAGGGGACGTATACACAATCTTTGCCATAATTTGTTAATTTCATCTTATTTGCGTTTAACACCAATTAATTTGCTTTTAACTCTAATACCTGAAAGAAGTGAAATGGACACATGCCCCTTCAAATGTGTTTTCCTTTGAGAGGAAAAACTCTGAAAAATCATCGACACTCAATGCGTCATTCTTTGCAACTTCCTCGATCGGTACTACTTTATTATCTATTTTTATTTCCGGTTCAGCATCATCAACCCCGTACGTTAGAGACACCTTTTGTACGCCAATTCTAAAAAGTCTACATAACTCTACCTGTTTAGAATCGTAAGGTTTTCCGCTCCATTCCCTTATAGACAAATACATTTTCCCTTCGTTAATCATTTTCTCCTTTTTGGCCCACCAATCGTAATTTCCCCTGATAGTATGTATCTTCTTGAATAACAAATGACCTCTAAAGTTAGTTGCCTGCCCTTTTTTACTGTGCGTTGCCGGGAATGTCTTTGACATTATTATAACGGCTTTTTTCAT